TGAGTAATGAAAACCCCACCTTTCTTCAATTTCTTTATCTAGAAAATAACCTATTTCATTTAATTGCTTTACAAGTTTTTTCTTTTTATTAAATAATGCTTTCATGTTTCTAAATTTAAAAGTGCATAACACCACCTATAATTAATATTTTTTACTTGCTTCGTGCTTCTTAACAGCATCTTCGTATAAATCAATAAATTCCACCAACTGTTTTGGGTAAACTTCTTACTATCTTAACTATTTCCTCGCCTTCTAAATTCATAACTACACCGTCTTTTTTTAAAAACATTTTAAGCCCCCTACTCCAATGGATATATTCAAAACCATCAGGGTTTATTAAAGCGTAAGTTTCTACTTTAAAACCACTACCAAAACTGCGTAAAGTTAATTTTTTAACTAAGTTATCTATTAATAACCCAAATTGTTCTTCATCTAAAGTGTATCTTTCTTGTCCTGTGTTATCAATATCAATCATTGAATTTTCCACAACTGTCATTATTATTGTCTCTCTTAAATCTTTCATATTGTTTTATATAATAATTATACCGCAATATACGACTTATTTACAAACTACCAAAACTTTTTTACAATTTTATGCAAAAAAATAGGATTGCTAATTAAAACAACCCTATTCAAAACAAAAAATGAAAAACTAGATTCCGTAGCAGGATTCGAACCTACGCACACAGCCCAATTTCTGTAGCTCTGACCTTCTGAGACTTACACGGAACACTTAATAATTGCTTCCTACGGCTAAAATAAAACTACAGTCAAATAATTTTATAATTATATATACTACAAATATAATAAAAGTTTACCTTATAAACTAATTATGATAGAATATATTTACCTCTTTCTATAGAACGTCCACATACATACTGTATTAAGTATCTAGCAGCATCAATACCATGATTCCATAAATCAATAGGAACTGATTTACCACCATGTGCAGCCTTAACTTTCCAAGCATAGTTATTGAACTCTTTAATAAGGTTAACGCTCTTAGGGTCTATTATAATATGGTAATCCTGCATTATTGCAATACCTTTGTTTATAGAATCTGGAAACTTTAAGGTTGGTGTCATATTTAAGCCTGTTGCTCTAAGGCTTTGCCATAACCTAGGGTCTGCATTATCACATACTATTAAACTGTCTTTAGCACACCTTCTATTAGCATGTTCTAATTCTTGAGAAGTCATACCTTTTTTATACACATGTTCTCTTAGCCATATTCTCTTTGTCTTTTTACAGATAGAACCTTCTATAAGAGTACTAGGGTCATTTGAGAATCCATAATCTTGTCCGAATACACTATCAGAATCGGTTCTAAAGTCTCCTATCTCCCAATCTGTAAATATAACACCTTCGGCTCTATTTCTCCACCCACCAAGGATAACATGCTTATACTTTAGAATATCTTTTTCGTATTTAGAATCCCTCATCCTAAGAATATTCTTTAAACTACCCTTTTCTATGTTATCTATATTGTCAAGATACGTAGTATGTATGTAGTTTACATCTTCTTTCTGTCCATTATAACCACCCTCTACACCTCTTGCTTCAAAGAATTTACCATAAATAAAGTGTTCTTTTGTGGTAGGGTTCATAATCATTATAATTCTATTATCCTTACCCTTAACACGTACAGATAAATCAATAGTATCAAATTCATCTTCATTTGTCATCTCTTCTGCCTCGTCAAGAATCCAAGTTGTAATACCTGAAATAGATTTTAAGTTTGCAGTTTGATTTCCTGATGATGTTTGAATCCCTGAGAATATAATAGAACTCCCTGTAAGTTTATTTGTTATCTCTTTCTTTGTTACTTCAAAATGTTCTTCAACTCCTAACAACTCTATCTTAGACAAGAACTCTGGTATAATAGACTTCTCAGCAGATGTCATAGTATAACGAGTGTAAAGTATTTTATGCCCTGCCTCGTATGTTAATTGTAATGTAAACACAGTGACACCAAAAGACTTACCACTATTTCTACCACCTGTAATTACATTGTACCTACAATCTGAACCATACAAAGACCTGTACTTAGGATTTAACTTAACTTTACTCATTAAGTTCTTCTAGTTTAGGTGTTACATCAATGATATCTTCTTCTATAAAACTAGCAATAGGTATGTTTACAGTCTGTTTAACATCAACCTCTTTATACTCCTTTGGTTTACCGTAATTATACTCTAATAACTTCTGTAAATGAGGGAAACTACCCTCTTTAGCATTCTTTGCTATGTCTCGCCAAAACTTTTCTTCACTACCCCATTCTTTTTTAATAGCGTTTTGAGATATAGCTCTTAATTTCTTCTCTGTAATCTTTGGTGGTCTACCAGCTCTACCCTTAGTACTATGTCCTCCATTGTTTTTTCTACCGTCTACTTTCTCAGGTAATTTATCTTTATCTTCCATAATTAATATCTTATATATAAATAACTATGGATTAATTAATTGATTCTTGAAACTAAAAAAGCTAACTCAGTTAAAAATTAGCTTATCTATAAAAGACTATTTTTTTATATATTTGTATTTAATTATTGAACACTATTATCCTGTATTCATTTATAAAATTATTACAGTGCTCTGTCGAGCATTAATATAGTGTAATATTACTCGGATGTTTAGCATTGTGTTTCTTATTATAGTTCAAAGTTACACAAAGCATATTTAAGAATCAAGTATTTTAGAGAATTATAAACAAATGTTAAGAGATTACTTTTTATTTGCATAGGTCATTGATATAGTATATCTTTGTCATAGTAACTTAAATAAATAAAAATGACAGAACTTAAACAGAAATTAGAAGAACTAAAGAACAGTGGAGGTACAAATAGAGAGATTACAGACTCTATGCTGATGCTTGACCAAGAGATTAGAGACTTAGGTAAGGGAGCGTTAAAAGAAGCTATTACAGAGGCTAAAAACAAGTCTAAGATTATTTATGAAGCTATAAAAGAAGTAGATTCAGAGATTGGTAAAATGTTAATTTTAAATATAGATATGTAATGGAGTTAGTAGCAGGGCAATTAAATCTATTCATAACAGAATCAATATTGTTTGGTGTAGAGAAAGAAGAGTTTTATATGAAAGAAACACATGAAACAGATATAAACTTATATTTCTTGTGTTTTAAATTGAGTTTAACGTTAATTTACAATTAATGAGCGATTGGAGAAGTAAAAGCCTAACAAGGAATACTAAGTACTATAAATCTATTGAGGATTTTCCAGAGGGTACAGTAGGCTTTGTCTACAGGTTAACTAATAAGAACACAAACGAATCATACATAGGTAAGAAGATTTTAATGCACAAAAGAACTCTTAAGCCTCTAAAGGGATATAAAAGAAAGAGAGTTAAGTATGTTGAATCTGATTGGAAAACTTATATGGGAAGCAGTGATATAACCAAGAAGTGGAAACTAGAAAACTGTACTAGAGAGGTGTTAGATACATGCTTTAACAAGACAATGATGAGTTATAGTGAGGTAAAACATCAATTTATATTTGAGGTGCTAGAGAATGAAAATTACGTAAACAGCAATATAGCTGGTAAGTTCTACAAAAAAAAGATTCAAGAATTTATTAAAAAAAGCAAGAAATAACTTGCAAGTGACAATAACTTAAACTATATTTGTAATATGAGTGAAGAAGCAGATAAAATAGTAAGGCTTTTAGAGGCTTATGAAGACCAAGTAGAAGTGCTAAAAAAGATGTTAGCAAGTAGAGATGATACTATAGAGTTGTATCAAGGAAGATTAAAATTAGCTAATGGTAGAATAGAAGCTATGAATACAGAAGTGAGAATATTAAGAAACCAATTAAACAAAAGAGTATGAGTAAAGACAATTTACAATTATGGAGTAGTGTAGAGAAAACAAATCCTGCTTACACAAAGAAAGCTAAGATAGGTGGTATGCAAATCACTGCTATTGCTCCACAGTATCAGATAATGATGGTTACTGAGAAGTTTGGAGTGTATGGTAAAACATGGGGGTTCAAGAATATTGAATTAGATTATTCTTTAATAGAGAAATACGATTTAGTAGTATTTAAAGGAACATTCTTTTTCCCTGATGGTGAGTTTGAGATTATAAACTCTATAAAATTATACATCAACAACGCTAAAACAATGTTAGATGATAACTTTGCAAAGAAAGTAGAGACAGATGCTTTAACTAAAGCTATATCTAAACTAGGATTTAATGCAGATATTTTCTTAGGTAAGTTTGATGATGTTAGGTACCTTGAAGAGATTAAGAAAGAATTTGCTCCTAAGAAAGATTTACCTACACTACCAAAAGAAGGTAAGTTATTTGATGGTGTTAAAGCAGCGTTAGGTGGTAAATACACTATGGCAGATATTAAAAAGAAGTATATTATAACAGCAGAGGTAGAACAATTATTAAAATAAATAGAAAATTATGAGTGAATTAGCAATTACAGGAAAAATCAAACAGTTTAAAGATGTACAAACAGGTGTTGGAAAACAGTCTGGAAACCCTTGGTCAAGTCAAGAGTTTATTGTAGCTAACAATGACGGTTACGAAGGTAAGGAACAAATATTTTGTTTCAAGGTATTTGGAGATGATAAAGTAGAACAGTTAACTAAGTTTAACAAGGTTGGTGATGATGTTAAGGTTATGTTTAATATTTCTACCAACGAGTACAACGGAAACCATTACACATCTCTTAATTCATGGAGAGTAGAGAAGATTGGTGAGGTATCAGCAAGTGAAGCTAAAAGTAATGAACCAGATGATTTACCATTTTAGCATTTAATTAGGGAGGGTTCGCTCTCCCTTTTAAAACAAAACTTATGACAAAGAAAGAACAAGAAGTATATGATTATTTAAGTGATTACAGAGCTGAGGAGGGTAAATTTAACCTTTCTAATAAGGAAATGATAGAAGTACTTAATATGAATGATAGAACGCTTTACAGAGCTTTAAAATCGCTTGAGGATAAAGGTTATATAAAGAGAGAAACTGTTAGTGTGGGAAATTTTGGTAAATCAAGAACAATAATTATATTATGATGTTAAGTGTTATATTGGTTACAATATTGACTATATTTTTAATCGAATACTTTGATAGAAATGACTGGATTTGATAAATTAGAGATATATTTCAAAGACAATAAGAATCAAACCAAAACAGACTGTCCTAGATGCTCAGTTAAAAACTCTTTATCTGTAAACAAAGGATTAGGATTATACAACTGTTATAGTTGTGGATTCAAAGGAAAAATAAACAAATAAATGACAGAAGATGAAATAAACAAAAAAGAAGAACAAAGAATGTATTATGACATGATGCTCTCAGATGTTTATGTAGACCCTGCTGAGGAAATAGAGCATCCACCTGTGGCAATTAGCTATGGAGAACATTCTTATAACACAAAGAACGGAGTACAAACATACCACACACCATTAGCAACATACGGTAACTTTTCGTTTGTACAAGCACCACCAAAATCATGTAAATCTTATTTGATAAGTCTAATATCAACAGCTTATCTAAACGGTAATGCAGGAACAAGAGGTGGAGATTTAAGAGGTCATAGAACAGATGAAGAGATAATTCATATAGACACTGAGCAAAGTAAGTTTCATGCTAGTAGAGTGTTTAAAAGACCCTATGAGATAACAGGAAAACCATACGAAGGCTATCATACGTTAGCTTTAAGACCTATGAGTCCAAGAGATAGAATGGGATTTATAGAATGGTATATTGAAGAGAAAGTAGAGAAAGTAGGCTTAGTTCTTATTGATGGTATTGCAGATTTATGTAATGATGTTAATAATATAGAAGAGGCAAACTTACTTGTACAATGGGTAATGAGAATGACCGCCGTACATAATTGCCATATAATGACTGTTATACACTCGAACTTTGGTTCTGACAAACCTACTGGACACCTTGGTAGTTTCTTAGAGAAGAAAG